CCCCCTCTCCCCGTGGGAGAGGGTTGGGGAGAGGGTAAAGCCTCCAGCCTGTTCACAAACAAACGGTAAGCCTCCGAAACAGAAGGCTTCATCGGCAGCCGGTAGCATTCCAAAAACACAGGCAGCCAAGACGGGACGTTCATATCCTCGGTTCTAGATTTCGGCGCGAGGCTGTTAGATTCCCGCGCCGCAAACCACCGCTTGATGGTCCGTACGCTCGGCAGCTTCCCACCGCCGCCGCGCCCGTCGGCAGCCAAAGAAAACAGCTTCGCAATATGCTCGAAGCCAGGCATCTTCGCCTGCGTCAAAACAGTCGTCATCGCCGCCTCCTTCGACACACCCGATTCCGCCATTACCCGCTCGACCGCAGACAAAACCCCGCGCCGGGCCGATTCGCAAAACCGTTGTTGCTCCGTCGAACCGTCCGTAACGCCGATGGCCAACTGTCCCCCTCGCACATCGGGAGAAGGCAAACCCGCACCCCCTCTCCCTGTGGGAGAGGGCTGGGGAGAGGGCTGAAGTTCGGGCAAATCTGACAAACCGCCCAAAACCTCGTTCAGCTTCTTCGCCTGAATCAGTTTCAACACCTCTGGGGGCGGTGCATATTCGCGGCGTTTGCCGTTTTTCCCACCCTGACAAGAGGCTTCAATAAAAGACCACTTCTCTCGTTCAACCTTATATAAGATTGCTCTGTTCGTCTTAGGAAATTTTTCCAAGTTCATTTCCAATAACTCGGAAATCGAATAATGCGTTTTCATGCTGCCGCCTCTTTATATAAATAAGCATAGCGGGGGCGGATGCGCCGCCCGTCTTTCGTCCACCGTTCAGGCCACAGCTCATACAAGGGCTTGCCCAACACTTTCGCAATCGCCATCTCGCCGGCAGTCGACGGCTTTCTCAAAGCCTGACGCACTGTGCTTTCGCCTATACCTGCCATCGCAGCCACATCGGCAAGCGACAGTCCCTTCATTTTGATTTCCGCCCGTATCATTTCAGGATGCATACCGTTCATCTCTTTTTATTGCCTTTCATCATCTTATATATAAAAATGACGTTCCCATTAACATTGAGGATAACGTCATGTCCGAATATAAAACGTCCAAGTATTTAAGCATTGCCCAGCTCTACGATCTGGCTGACGACTGGTGGCGGCTCGACCCCGAGCAGCACCGTTTCGTCAGTGGTTTCATCAGTGATTGGGACACTTACCAATCATGGCTTGACGAACATAGCGTGCCATTTGCAGCTTATAAGGCTGGCGGCAAATCACGGCAAGAAACCATAGCAGCCTACCCCGAACACTACCCGCTATTTGTTTATGCCCAATGGCTGCGGCTGCAAGACGGTTTGCTGCTGCATACCCTGCTGTTGCGATACGGTTATGCAGACGCCTGCTCGAAAAAAGGCGCGCTTGAGCCTTCAGCAGATTTCTTTGAGCTTCTGATGGACGAAGCCGCCCGTTTGAATCTCTTCCCGCCCACCGCATTTGATGCGGGTGCGGAAATGGCAGCCCTAAACCGTCATTCGCAAAAGGGGTGATGCCTGGTTTTTCGTATTTCATCTTTCATTTCCTTTCTATATAAAAGTGTGTAGCGTGGGCTTTGCCCACAAAATTCAACCAAAACCGTTTAATCGGTCGTCCGAACCGTTTCAGACGACCTGTTAAACAGTCTCCTTCCTGACGGGCCGAATACCCGTCATTTTTTTGGCTATTTCCAAATTGTTAAAGAACACTGCAAAATCGGTTATACTGTTTTAAAGTTGCCGTTTCGCTGTTTTTAAAATTATATAACTTGGAAATTATTTCGCAACTAAAATTTCCATGCTTTCCTATGTTGTTTTGACAAGTGATTGTTTTAAATATGAAAATAATTTCTAAGATTTTTTCCATGTTTTTAATTGGAGCATGGAAATGAAAGAGCCAAAATTCAGCATCTCTGAAATTCAGAATTTGATTACCCAGTTGAATCTGATAAGCCTGCCGAATACAACACGCGCCATTCAATACAGGGCAGAAAGAGAACATTGGGAATATGAAGAAGCACCTTCACAAGGTGGGAAGAAAGGTGTTAAAAGAATCTACCCTCTTCCTCCTTATGTTATTGATGAATTGGAACAAAAAGGCTTGCTCCATTTGATAGATGGCGCGGAAACAGACACACCGCTTGAAGTCCGCAACACTCAACCCGATGTAGCGCATATCGAAAATATGGATTACGCAGACTGGGCGGCACGTCAGGATACGCGCGACATCGTACCCGTCCGCTATTACAAAGAAGTCTTCGCCAGCGCAGGCAGCGGCGCAATACCGTGGGACACCGACCCCGAAGCCATGTGGTTCCGAACCGCCTTCTTCAAACACCTGCAACTCTCGCCGGCAGACTGCTTCTGTACCCGTATCGACGGGGACAGCATGTTCCCAACCCTAATCGACCAAGGCACCGTCCTATGGCAAACCGCCACGCGCTACACCCGCGAAGGAATCTACCTGTTCCGGCAGCAAGACGAACTCCGAGTCAAACGCCTGCAACGCCTGACCGCCGATACGCTCAACATCATTAGCGACAACCCAAACAAATCCATCTACCCGACAACCCAACTAACCCTGTCCGCCTCCACCCCCGCCGACTTCCAAATCCTCGGCAAATACCTCTGGAGCTGCGGCATATCAAAATAAACAACTTCCCGATAATTCCCATGACAAAAAAAGCGCGAAACCGACAAAAAACTGTCAGATTTCGCGCTTTTTTCGCAATTCTAAAATTTCCCCCACTTTTTTAAATTTCCTTATCCTTTCAACAATTTCCGCCTTTTTTTCTCGTTATATATCTATGACAAAACTAACACCACCCCACACAATGGACTCATCCGGCAATAT